ATGGCAAGGGGAAAATACCAAATATACCCTCCGGTGGAAGATCATTTCCCAGAAGTGTCCTCGCAGGTTTCTTCTCCTGGTGGACATTCTACAGTTGATTTTGGTAAGGTTGTTGTCGTGCTGATTGTGATACTTGTCGTAGTGGGTTTGTTGTATCTGTCTTATTCGTTGTTCATTAAAGATTGTATTTTGCTTTTTAAAGCGAAAAAGCAGAGAACAACCACCGAAATCGGGTTTGGAAACACCCCTGCTCGAGGTAGCTCAGATCCTCCTCACCCTTAGGTCAAGCACTATGAATACTTCGTGGGGAAGGAAGAGAACCCGTACTGGATGGAATAAAGGGAAGGCGTCAAATCAGAAACAGGGTGCCAATAATAGAAGGACAGCTCCCCCTCCTGTTCCAAGGAGGGATTCGCTACAGGTGGCTACGTTTAGTTGGACCAGTACAGGGGCAGGTATAAAGTTTTCTCCTGGTGGGTCTGTTTATTTGATAAACACTTATCCACAGGGAGCGAATGACAATTGTCGTCACACCAACAGCACCTTGACGTACAAGTTGATGACTAAAAATACTGTATTTTTGGATGCCAATTTTTGGCCGTATGTTTGTAAAATACCTGTGGTATTTTGGTTGGTGTACGACAAGTCACCAGGGGCTTCTGTACCTAACACAGGTGATATATTTGATGGGACGTCTATTTTTAAGAACAATCCTAGTGTGTGGACAGTGTCCAGAGCTGTCTGTCATAGGTTTGTTGTGAAGAAGACCTGGACAGTCATATTGGAGGCCAATGGTGTTGATCCAACCAAGAAGGTGTCAGCTAGTTATTATGGTCCGGGGCCTTGCAACCAGTGGAAGTCGTCAAATAAGTTTTTCAAGAGACTTGGTGTCTCAACTGAATGGAAAAATAGTGCTAGTGGGGATGTGGCAGACATAAAAGAAGGTGCACTCTATATTGTTTGTGCACCTTCTCAGGGTTTTGATATATATGTAAATGGTTATTTCCGAGTGTACTTTAAGTCTGTTGGTAATCAATAAAAACATTTATTTAATGTTTAGATGTCATATTTATGAGCTTCAATATAGAGAAATTTTATTCATTAATAAATCACACTCAAATACATTACAAACTTTTACAACAAAATTAACAACCCAGTACATTAATCTTATATTCCCTCGATTGAGGAGAGGCACGTTTAGTGACTCGACGATTGAAGAGCAATAAATGTTTCCCCCTCTTCCATGTAATGAATACAACAATTAGCTTGAAAGTAATCATTTTGAGCTGGGGACATATCGTTCATCCAATCATCATCATTATTGACTAATATTATACATGGTATTCCCCCTTTGATCCTTCTTTTTTTCCCATATTTAGGATTCACAGTGAAATCTAACTGTGAACCTATTAATTGTTTCCAGTTGGGACAGAATTTAAAGGGGATATCATCTATTATATTATATGTTGCTAAGGGGTTGTAGGTGGTGAAGTCAACTCCTCCGTTGAAGTAGTTGTGCAGTCCGAGGCTTCTGGCCCAACTGGTCTTCCCTGTTCTTGTTGGTCCACATATGTAGAGACTTCTTCTTCGGTGTCTGAGCTGCTCTGGTTCCTGGTGTAATCAGCCATCCAAAACAAATCATTAACTGCACTTAGACAATCTAAGTGTGGATGGACTAATTGATATGCATCAAGACTTACTAGGTATAAGTCTCTATTTAGCCAGTCAGTGATTTTTTCATGACACTGGAGGGAGCAGGAGGTGAATGGGCTTTGATATGGTGGTTCAATTTCAGGGAATAGTTTATTGGCGCTATATTCTAGCCATTGGAGTTTTGTTGCCCATTCGTGTGGGAATTCCTCCTTAATCATCCCCAGATACTCCTCCTTAGATGTTGCAGTGTTGATGATATTTCTCCATCGTTCATCAGTTTTTGTGGGGGAGACCTTGTGTTTTCTGAATTCTCCCTTGGTGATGACGTTTTCGTCCTTAGATATGTAATCAAGGACTTGTTCAGAGTTTTTAGCTGGTTGGATATTAGGGTGATTTCCTTCAAAATCAAAAAAAGAAGGGTCACGTATGTTAGATCTTTTGTCAAGTTGTAACAGGCAGTGAAGATGTGCGGGTAAGAGCTCAGTAGCAATAGCGATGAAAAAAATAGCAAAACGTGAGAGTTTATCCCAGAGAAAGTCTCTGAGACCTTCTGCAGAAGAGCTGCAGTGGGGATATGTAAGGAAAACATATTTTGTTTGAAGTCTGAATGAAGGGGATTTCTTCGAGGGTGAAGGCATGTTATGGCTCATACAGTGTTTCACAAACTCTATGCTTAACCAGTGAGTGAGCCAGTGAGTTATATAAATAACGTTTTGCTTTCCAATAAAAAAACGACACCTGTGGAGACAGGCACACGTGAAAGCACTCACTGAAATTTAATATTACCAGTGAGTGCTTTACACGTGTCGCGAGCCGATAGGCGAGCGTAAAGGTTACTTTTGAAAAAGGAAGATTCCCGCCCAATAATTCAATTATAAATAGACGGGTGTTTTGGCATGTAGTG